ATCACGGTCAAAGAATATGATAAGAGAATTACAAGGCTATGTATGGGATAAAGACAAAGAGGGAAACAATATACAGAAACCTACAGGTCTCCATCCTGACTGCATTGATGCAGCTCGATACTCATTAATGATGGCCTTACAAAACCCAAACAAGGGTAAATATGCAATAAGATAACAGAGGTAGATAAAAAAAAACTAAAACTTTTATTAAAAAATGTTAATTATTCTAAAATAAAGTTATATATTTGAGTATAATTAAAAACAAAACAATATGGAAAACACAATAGATTTAGGTTATTTAAGATATAAAGAACTTATTTACAAGTTAAATACAAAACAAATAACAAAAAAAGAATATAAAGAATTAGAGATTCTTGCATTTGGAGAAAAATTTGCAAATGATAAAGACCCAAATAAAAAATGGAGAGAATAATAAAAATTATGAAAGACATTAAATTTTTTATCAAAGCATTAATACTATCCACATTCTTTTTGTTAGGAGTATGGTTACAATTAATGTACTTATAGAACACATTGAGTTAATTAGTTAGTTGTTTAATTTAATTTAAATTGATTTAATTTAGTTTTTTACAAACTCAATGATAGGAGGTCTCAAAAGGGCCTCCTTTTTTTTTGTCAAAAATCCACTTTAGATTTCGATATATATATATGAGAGTAAAAATTAGTGTACCTAATGACTTGTCAGAAATCAAACTATGGCAGTATCAGAAGTTCTTAGAAATTCAGAAACAGAATAAAGATGAAAACTTTTTAGCAAGTAAGATGATAGAGATATTCTGTGGTATAGAACTTAAAGAGGCCTATAAAATGAAAGCCAAAGATGTTCATAGAATCACAGGAATACTTGCAGATATGTTTGAACAGAAGCCTGTACTTATAAATAGATTTTATCTAAATAATATTGAGTATGGTTTTATACCAAACTTAGATGATATGACTTTAGGAGAGTATGTTGATCTTGATACTTACTTGCCAAAATGGGAAGAGATAGAAAAGGCTATGGCAGTATTGTATAGGCCAATCACAAAGACATATAAAGGTAAATATCAAATAGAAGATTATACAGCTCAAGGTCAAGATGCTTATAAAGATATGCCTATGAGTATAGTCTTCGGTGCTATGTTTTTTTTTTATCGTTTAGGGATAGACTTGTCGAAGATTATGACAGTTTATTTGGAACAGAACAAGGACATTCACTCACAGCTCTCTCACAGTTTGGGCAAAAATGGGGATGGTATCAATCAATTTATGCACTCTCTCAAGGGGATATTAGAAGATTTGAGAATATCACTGAATTAAATGTACATAAATGTTTAACAATGCTAACCTTTATGAAAGAAAAAAGCGACTTAGAATCGAAACAAATAAAAAGTAAAATGAGATGAGCAATCAAGGTATAAGAGGTTTTTACCAAGTTACAGATACAATAAAAACAAACTTACTAAATG